CTCGTTCCCAAATCAAATTACTTTCCCTAAAATGGGGAAACTTAGATAATCTATCACCCGAGTGAGGGATGATACCATATCACTCCCTATCTCGCTTTACAGTCACAAAGGACCATAAAGGTCTCGCCTTTTCTTCTAAAATTGTAAGACGAGAAAGTAGAGCATCACGCTCATCTTTCAATAGGGCACGAAGGGTTAAAATTTCTTTACCCTCTGTTCAATTATACTTAGAACCTAAACCGGTTTTAAGTGATAATCAATCAGGGATAGATCAACGTTTGACACCATAAGGTGAATAAAACATAACGATCCTATCTCTGGCCCGTCTTCCCATTTTATAAAGAAGAGAACCAAGGTTTCCTTTAACTTTATAACCAAAGGAGAATAGATCCAAGAATGACACCAAACTTAATTTGTACTTACGTGCAAATTCAAGTGAGGCTGGAATCATTTGTTTTGCAACCCAATATTCAGTTATTGGGACTGCAGAAACATCCGTACCTTTATAAAAAGTACGTTTAATGAACTCCAGTGCCGTTCCTTTTTCCGAAATTAGACTTTTATGAAGTCCAATTTTAACTCCAATTAAGTTACAAAGTTTAACATACTCCTTGGCTACTGCGGTGTTTGATATAACAATATCATCCCCCACAATGGCGTAAGCGTCAAATCATCCGTAATATCCATTTATGGTAAATGGTTGAAGTTTTGACCTAATAAATGCTCATTGGACAATAAAGTGATGTAATAATCCCATACTATGGAAACTAGATTTAGCTCCCATAGGTTGACCAACAGAATAATTAACTGTTGTGTTAAGATTATAATCCTGGTTTTTAACCCGGTATGATCTTCCAACAAGGATATCACGTCATAAATCGGCCAATGTATCCCCAATCAGATATCGTAGAACGATAACCTGAAGAGAAATAGGTAATCTATCAGTTGCTGATTTTAAATCATAACAATAGAAAGGACCTTTTGGGTACCTGTTCAATAACCTATTTAATGGGGATAGCTGAGATTTGGTTCCATCTTGAGGTATTTTTTCTAAGAGTGAAGCCTGAAGAGACATCAATGGATCTAATAATCATTGTGTCCAACAGTCCACCATAGCAAAAACCCTAACCTTTCCAGCCGCTTCTTCAACAAACCCTAGGGAACCGATATGTTTCTTCTTTCCTAATGTAGAAAAGTCGAAATCCTTATCAGTAACCAAAGAGTTAATTGTAGAAATACGGTTAACTACTCAGTTTGAACCCGTCAATTGACATCACTGTCTAATTGATTCCCAAATTGGTGAATTAATAAGAAGTTTTGCACTTCTAATAATACCAATTGGAGAAGTAGATAGGATGGTAGGTGCTAAATGCACACCACCCACTGCCGGAGTTGCAGAGGAGATCAAGAAAGGTCTTGCTTTAAGATTTCGCCATCGTATAGAACGAGATAATCCGATAAGGTGCTCCAAAGACTTAAAAATCAGTGGAACAACCTCCTCAAATTCCGTTAACGTATCCTGTGACATTGATCCAGGATCTGTAATAGAACTTAAGTCCGGTTTACCTTTAAACTCTAATACCCTATAAAGGGAGAAGAGGGTAAGTCATAATTTAATAACTGACTTATCACCGTTTCTTATACGCTCTCGGTGTAAACTAGGAATTAACCTTGGTAAACCACCTCGAGATCGAGCAACACCACATCCAAGAGGAAAACTATCTCTTGCCTTGTGTCCCCCAATTGATTGTTGGGTTAAAACAAAACATGCCTTCAAATAAAGAACAAGAAGTCGAGGACCTCCTGTCTTTATCAGATTATGGCAAAAACGAAGATATACAATAATAATTTTAACTAAGCTTTGGTTCAACTTATAACCACCCAATGTTGATACCTTTAATAAGATATTAACCATTGGGCGACCCATATTTCTATGGATCATACCATTAACATTTTTAAGTGTGTTAAGGAGTCTGGCGTACAGTTTGGAACTTTTCTTTAAGATGTTATTATTTGACATTTTATTGTTAAAATCCTTTACTGTCCACCTTATAGACTATAAGAGCATCTCGTGGCCACATGGGCAAGAGCAATAGCTCACCCCAGATGTTGACTTAGTAATTTCCATACTAACTTCCACATATAGCTTTTAAGCCTATAATTAGGATTACCTTCTTTGGAAAAGAAGGCTCTACTCTCGAAAACATAAGAAAGTAGATATCCC